GTCCGGGCTGTTGACCAGGGGCAGCAACTTCTGGGCTATTTGTTCGTTCATTAAGACCTCTCAATATATCTGCAAAGATTGCAGCTTCATCTACATCATTAACAAGTTGATCAGGATCAATGTCCTGAGAAATTGCGAGTTCCTTCATTAGATTTGGAATCTTAATAAACGGAGCAAGCATAGGATTAGCAATAGTTTGTAGTAAAGTAATTAATCTTTGAGTTCTAACTTCCTTCTGCATTACTGATGCAATACCTTTAGGCTTAATCTCTAGGTCACCTATAATTTCTGCATTGTCATCATTGAACTGCATATTCCATTGGAAGAAAGATTCTCCTAAAGGTCTTAGCAAAAAGTCATCAATATTCTTGATAACAGTCTTAATAGATAATCCTGCTGATCCCATGATCATAGATAGACCAGCAGCAGTACGACCAGTTCCTGTTACTCCTGTCTGACCATGCACAATAGAAGGAATACCAGTCTCTTCATCAGCAAGTTGTCGTGCAGCTTGATACATCTGAAGATTCTCAGGAGCCGTATTCGGGAACTTCAAACCATTTACAGCAGTTCCTGTAACACCAGATTGCCGTCTAAAGATTTTACCCGGATATACTTCCATATTTTGTCCAGGTACAAGCTGTGTCTCATCTATGTCAAATACCATATTGCCAGCTAATGCCAGATTGTCAATAGCCATTCTCATATGACCATTCATAAGAAGCTGTGCATCATCCATATTTTCTGCTATACCAACTCCAAAGAACTGATAAGGATTCAGTTCATATGGGAAGGCATGATAAGGAAGACGAGCAGGAACAAATGGATTTAAGATACAACGAATAACTTCATTATTAACAATCCATGCATTAATTTGTACTGAATCAAGATTACTTATACTAGAAGGCAGATCAAGTCCTATCTGATTTGCCAAGAAAAGATCTAGAGTTCCCCAATATTCAAAAACTTCATATCTGTTCTCAGCATATAAAGGATCGTGATCTTGAGAATAAATTGTATTCTCAAAATACCTTTCTTCATATTGAGGACCATGCTCTAATGATCTTTCAATAGCTTCTGAATCAAAGAAAGGATGATTAACAAGATCTCTTAATTGTTCTCTATTATATCTATGTCTTTGTATGACATACTCAGCATCTTCTATGTTCGTAGCTGATGGATCAGGATAAAAATTCCAACAAGAAACCGCTTCAACTTTTGGAATAATCTTTGCATAAGGCTCAAATACTTTTTCATTATTTTCTATTTTCCAATTATTAACGATCTTCTCAAAATTGAATGGTCCTTTAATAATTCCAGTACCAAGTAATGCAGACTCAAAAATTGCATGTCTCATAACATTTGTAGCATTCGTATTTACAAGTTGGTCATGAATTTGCTTTTCCATATTTCGTGCAGCAATTTCTGCTGGCTCTATCTGAGGAGAACCAGGAATAATACTTGGACCTTCTACTAAATTATTAGCATTCTCATACTTTTCTTTCAGACCACCTAAGAAGTCATCAAGTTGAGATAGGGGAACATCTTTTGCTTGTTCCATAGCTTGCTTTTCTTCAGGCGTAGCAAGATGAGCGAACTCTGCTATACCCTCTGGAATAGGAGTACTAGAAACAGTAATAGGAAACTTATTATTGGCAAACAGAATATCAGAGATCTGTCCAAAAGCTGCAAGAACTTTTACTTTAGTAATTCTTACAAAGACTTTAGATTTCTCTGATGCTCTGTATGTTGAAGAAGTATCATAGATACCTCTATAGTTCTTGTATGCAGATAACCAACGCTTTTCATCTGAAAGACGACCAGTCTCAGCATCCAAGAATTTACTTTTAATAAAGCCTACAAGGCCCGGTACTTCATCAACTTCAACCTCTACAGCTTCCGTATTTTGTTCATCAGCCATAAATTGAATTGTCTTCCTTCATAAAGTTAGCAGTCATCATCTTCTTACCAGATTCTGAAGGAACATCAGCAGACTGCTTAAAGTTTACATCTGTTGCTCCTAGAAGGTCAGACTCTAGAGGTGCTCGATAGAGCATTCCATCAGGAACAGGACTCACAGAACCCTGCTTCTCAGCCATTCCTTCAAAGTCTTTAGCAGTATAGGGTTTTAGATAGGGCATAATATATTTCTCCTTTGTATAAAAGTAACTCTAAGCTCTTTTAGGTGTACGAGTCGTATTTTTATAAGTTTTATTTACAAGACCACCACTTTTACGACGAGATGTCTGTGTATCAATACCTTCCATTCTTTCTGATCTAGCTTTTTTCCTTCTAGCTTTAGCCTGACTCTCTCTAGCTTCAGCCTGAATCTCTTCTCTTTTCTTCATAGCTCCTTCTCTAGCTTTTTTATTCTTTGTAATCCTTTTCCAGGGATCATGTATTTCTCCCGCTATAATATCCTTATGTAACTTACCCGATCTATCTTCTCTTCTTTGCATAGCTTCAATTTCATTTGCTCTAAGTTTAGATTTTCTTGCTACTTCGGCATCCCTTAATGCTTTGTCATTTGCTTTTCGCTGGGCTACTGCTTTTTTATAATCAGGATCAACTTTTATAGTTGCTTTCCACATCTCCCAATCTACATTGGTTTTTTTTCTTTTCTGAGCTTTATCCATCTGAGCAAGAGTTATATCGCCTATTATTAATCTATTAAGGATACCTTTAAAAGTTTTATTTTTATATAAATCAGGATTAGGTAAATATTCCCTTTCTATTGTCCTTCGATCACGAGCAGGACTAGCTGAACGAGACCTTACAGGTACTCTTTCTTCATCTTTAGTAGTAGTAGTAGTAGTAGGCGGAGCAGAAGCTTTTTTTCTTCGTCTTTGATCTCGTCTAGTAATATTAGTAATATTAGGACCAGCCATGATTCTCTCCTCTATTTAACTCTTTTAGGTGTACGGACAGATCCGCCTTTAGCATACTGTTTTGTAACTCTCTTATTTACAACACCACCTTTTTTACGAACAGTTCTTGGTATAACTCTTTTACTTTCTGGTCTATCTTTAGTAAGCCATTCTCCTACTTTTTCTATTAAATTAGGATCTTCATCAGAAGATTTGAAGCCTTTTGCTTCTTGGCCTTTCCAAAATGCTTTCCAATTAGGATCTCTATTAGCAGCCATCTGATTAGTTATTCGTAATGCCTCTCCTCTGGTATATTCAGGTTGTCTCTGTCTAGATTGTAAGACCAGTTCTTGTTCTTCTTGAGTTAACGGTGTTTCAAACGGACCTCTTACGTCAGATGGAGCAGTTAAAAGTCTAGGTTGATCAAAATGTTTTACTCTTGCTAGTGCTGATTCTTCAGCAACACTAATAGGTATAGTAGGCGGAGGACGCCAATAAGATCCCATACCTCCTATACCAGAAGAAGGTTCATAGCCAATAGGCTCTTCTGTAGGAACTGTATCCCATAGACGTATAATTTCTTCAGCAGCTACTGTTCCAACTGTAGCTATAAAATATTTTTCTCGTAATTGTCTATCAAAAGTAGAAGGCATATTAAGCGGATTCATCGCCCTTTTATAAGCTGCTACGTCATTTGGACTTGGTTTATCAGTTAAATTACGTAATTTCTCCGCTGCGTTCTTAACCTGCCGTCTTATAATTGGAGTAACTTTAACATTATTTTGTGCTAATTGATTATATATTTGTTCTTGCCATGCCTTTTTTGCTATTATAGTTCTTTGAGTAGTACTCGTTGCTGAGTGAACACCGGCATGTTTAGTAGGTTTTCCTGCATTTGTAACCAGTCTTGACCAAGCAGGTTTTGCTCTGCTTACAGTCCAAGAAATAGCTTGCCTTAAAAGTTCAGGCCTTTTTAAGATCTCTCTTAATGTTACTACTGCCCCTGTTTGTAATGCAATCCAAGTTACTGCTGCTGCTGCTCCTGTTACTACTGCCATTATACTCTCCTAATATCCAAACACTGCATCTTCCATTACAGGTTCAGAATCTGTATTGGACTTGAAATTATATAAGGAAGAAGTTGTTTGTCTGTTCATTATCATATACCTCAATGCATCATATGCATGGTCTTCTGTTCTTGTATCGATGTCTTCACTATTCGTTTTAGATATTGGGAGAGTAGGAAGTGTTCTGACAAGATTTGTACATGTATTAAAAATTCTTATTCTAGGATTTCCATAATCATCTACTTGTAATCTTCTATGAACTTCTATCTTTCCGTTTACTCTATCAGAGTTTGATGGAACCCACCGTACTCCTTTTCGTATCATACTTTCCGCTACACTCAAACCATGTCCTGTTTTGTTCCAACATGACCTATCTAAAATTCCTATATACATTCTAGGATCATTAGACTCCATTTGTAAAATAAGATCTGCTAGTTGTTCTCCTGTATGTCTTCTAATATAAAGTTCTCTGTAGATCCAGATATTATTGTCCCAGTCGATAGCTCCCCAAAGAACACATGAAGGAGCAGAATATCCATAGTCACAAGCTCGTACTCGTACCCAGTTATAAGGAATCTCTACAGGATCAGTGACATGAATCTCTCTATTAAATTCTTTGAATGCTGCTCCTTCTGCAACATCCCAATCTCCTGATAGTAGTCGTTTCCTTTCTACTTCTGGTAGAGAGAGAAGCATTGCTTCATACTCTCCATCATCTGCCAGATATGGATTGTCTGTCAGTCTAGCAGGAAGAAACTTTCTTTGAAATAGAGGTTTACCAGAATTAGCATGTCCTCGTCCGTATGAAAGTGTTCTTCCCGTTTCGATGTCTGTTGCCCAGAAAGGTTGATCAGGTGGTGCAGGATCAACAAACATCTTCTTGACCCACCATCCTCCTGCTCCTCCAGGATTTGAAGAAGCCCTCATGTATGCAACTATCTTGGGATCAGTTGTTCTTAGTCGTGATCTTAGATAATTCCAGACATATGGTGTAGGATAATGACCAAGTTCGTCAATACCAATCCATGTAAAGGACTGACCTTGGTAACGATAAACATCGTCATCTTTATCTACATAACTAAATAGAGCCGTAGCTCCACTTGGAAATTCCCATGTTTTTGTAGACTCCTTAAATCTAGCTCCAGGAAAAGCCTTTGGATAGATCTGTTTACTTTTATCGATGAGTTCTGTTAGTTCTGGTAATGTCCTTCTAAGCAATAATGCACGATGATTTTTATTGTCTGCATATCTTAGAAGATCCATTAACATCCCATAAGATTTACCACCTCCTGCGGCCCCTCCGTAGAGAACTTCTTTCTCTGGAGCAGCCAAGAACTCTGTTTGTGGACCCTCATTGGGTTTGAAGGTGAGTTCCGTACCTTCCTTCAGTGCCTCTTGAACAGATGGTGGAAGTTGTTTTAAAAAGTCTTCTTTGACAAGACCACCATGTTCAAGAATCTTTAATGCTTTTTCTGCTTTCTTCTTTTGTTCTGTCTTTGTAGAAGACTTAGCTTGAAGTCTTTCTCTTTCTTTTATCTTAGTACTAATTCTCTTCTTCAGAGTTCTCTTAGCCTGTTCTTTACGAGAAACATTATACCTGCCCTTCTCTCCTGGTTCTAACTTTGGTCGGGCCATATTTCTTGTTGTTCTTTCTTGGCTGGTAGAAGAACGATGCCATGCAGTACTCTAGACTCTGTAGCAATCTCTTGTCGTTTACTAATACCAGTACGATCTAAGATATCGCTGGCTGCTCTGAGTCTGACATCCATCTGAGAACTAGGAATAGTTCCATCAGCATCCAGTCCTTCAATCAATCTATTTGCTGCTTGCATAGACGATGAAGCTAGATGCTGTCTAGTTCTTTCTACGATTTCATGTTTGAGGGAATTGATAAGATTAGAACGTGAGTTTTTATGATAACCAGCTATCTCCATTGCGTTTACAACATGCCCACCATTCTCAATAAGATTATCTAGGAAGGTAGTTTGTTTTTCTGTGAGTTCTTTTTTCATGATATACTTTTTATAGCCACCGTTTCTATGTGACAATCACAAGAACATTCTACGAGCATACAGGCAAAACCTAAACACTCACATTTAGGATTAGTACAATTATCACATTTACATTTCATATAATTAAATCATCATGGAGTTTTTGTATTGTTTGCCAAGGACGATCCTGACCTTCAAAATTAAATTCTATCTTGATTCCATGTGGGTCATGACAAAAAATCTGATGTAAATCCATTCCAGGTATTTCCCGACCTTCCCACTCGATGTCATACTTGTTCAGTCTAGACGTAAACTTATCAAAGTTGTGAGCACGAAAAGCTATATGGTCAATACTTCCACTACTCAGAACACTAGGAAGAGCTTCAACTATTTCTATGATATGAATTACTGGACTGTAACCAAGATAGAGCCATAATCCAGGCTCATCAAAATCTGGTCGGAATCCTTCTTCAAATCCTAGACCGTCTACATAAAACTTACGACACTCATCCACATCTTTTGTTAGAATGTTAATATGATCTAGAGAAGCTATATCAGCCAATGCACCTGTTTTCATATTAAGAGCCATCAGCCTGGTGCGCCCTCTCTAAGATATTGACATGAACCACAACATCTACCACAATATGTACACTCTCCTTCATATTTATTTAATTCTATATTCCAAATGAATGTACATTCTTCAAATCCTAGTGGTCTTAATGTACCATCTTTGCATTTGCTAGGTTTCCAAAATAAAATCTCAAGAGAATCTTCAGTATAGACAATAAATCTAGGATCACCAGGAAAATAATCTTTGTCTAGTCCTAATCTGGAAGATTCCTTACAACCATCCTTAAATCTTTTTTCTGGTTGGTTGTAGACAGAACAATGATATTTAGAACTCTGTTTTCCTATTTCTTTTTCCTTGATTTGACAAGGCTATAGCTATTGCTTGTTTTTTATTTGTAACTCTTTTGCCGGAACTAGATTTTAACTTACTATTCTTAAATTCCCGCATAACTTTTGCAATCTTTTTAGTTGACATTTAAGATCCTTAGAGAGAAAAATGATAATGTAAGCCTTATCCTGTTTTAAAGATGAAGACATTTGCTTTTTATTATCATCCTATTATTTATTATAGTACTTTTTTCAAGTTTGTCAAGTAAAAAATTTATAAACACCCTATAGTATACTATAAGGATAATATAAGTTACCTATAAGTATACTATAAGGATAGAATATTAAAGTTTATTACTATAAAGTTACCTATAAGGATACTAATGGGTAGTTAATATACTTAATAATCAAGGATTTAGACAATAATTATTCTAATTAGGTTCAAAATTATAAAAATTTGCTAGTGTAGTCATATATATACCCCAGAGGGGGTGGTGGCCCATGCGCCCCCAAGTCAAAAAGATATTTATTATTATACAGTTACTTGGGTTGGCTGTGGTTTTACTTTCGGTAGACGTAAAATAGATTATTCGATAGTAATTCCGTGCAAGTTTTACTTGGTAGTTACTTGGTAGACCTTGGGATTGGTACTTTTGGGCTAGTGTTTACATGTTAACCCCGCATGGCCATATCACTACCGCCAGTAATCCCAAGGGGTTGCCTCATTATCGTGCGAGGGCGAGGACGGGCGAGCGGGAGGGCGAGCGTTCTCTTCTCTTCTCTCCTCGAGGTCTCTCTCTTCTCTCCTCGAGGTCTCTCTTCTCTCCTCGAGGTCTCTCTCTTCTCTCCTCGAGGTCTCTCTCTTCTCTCCTCGAGGTCTCTCTCTTCTCTCCTCGAGGTCTCTCTCTTCTCTCCTCGAGGTCTCTCTCT